GACGGGGAGGGGCGAAGGGAGGTCGGGAACTTCGCGAGCAGAAAGAGCGGGCTATATGAGCGGCTGAGGTTCGCCTACACCTCCGGGAATCGGGGCCGGATCGATGAACTGATGGAAGAGGTGCGGGACTACAACGAGCGGGCAAGGGCCGCCCAGGAGCCAATGATCACCATGGAAGGGATACGCCGGGCCATGAGGAGCATGAACAGGCCGACGAAACGGCAGGTGGCGGTGTATCAGTAAAAATAACCCCTCCCCCCTTTTTCAACTCTTACTCCTTTGTAATCATAAGGTTCCAGAACCCCTCCCCCCCTTTTTATTTAACCCCCCCACCTGTTTATTTTTAGGACTTGAACGGCTGCCCAACTTTACGGAATGATATTTGCAAATAGTGTAAAGCGAAACCGGGGTTCAGTTGACACAAAAGATTTAGTGTCAATTAGACCAGCGGCTAAATTTAGGTGGGGGAGGGGGTCAGAAGTTGAATTGTTTTAAAGACGCTATGGATTTATCAAAGTTGCGTTTTATCATGGATGCGATTTCCCGTGGTCTTGAATAGTCGCTTTTCATATACATAGCTATCATGATGATTTGCGAGTTTTTATCAATGCGCATAAATATCAAACGCCCTCCCTTTTTCCTGGATATGTTGTATTCTGGAATCCCAAATTTAACTTTTCGTACATGAACATTGCCAAAGTTTCTTAGCTGATCTCCCGTTTCAGGATTTGCCAATATTTTGCTGAGGGAAGCGTCGATGCTTATTTCGGAATTCGGATATCTGGTTTTAATGGATGATAGCTGTGTTTGAAAACACGAAGGGCGTGAATATTCGGAGTAATTCAAGCTTGCAAAAGAAAATGTAGTTCCTTGGCGGCTTCTCTTACGCCAGGTTCATTGGCTATCAGGTAATTCTCTAGCCTATCGTCGAGATCATCAGCTATTCTTTCTTGCAAATTGACAAAAAATTCCGGAACATCCTTTTCTCTTTGCAACTCAATAGCTCTGTAAAGTCGTGGAGTATGCTCTTCTATTGTGGAGTATATCTCCTTTCCACAGGTTTGATCACAATCTATACAAAATTCTTTTTCGAACCTGTCAATCGCGGAGATAATGTGTTTGAATTTAAAATATATTATAACGATCTCATAGTAACGGCGCCACCTGTTTATCGATTTTTCTAAACGAGAAAGCAACTCGCTGGCCGCACGTATACTAGAGATAATATTTTGTTCTTCTTCTTGGTATGCCAAAGAAACGCTCATAACACACCTTCTCTCTAGTTATTAGTTTTTATCCGCCACGGACAATTTGAACGCATGAATGCCCTCAAACATTGGTTTATCCTGTAATCGCATTTAGACACATATTGACTGCGACCCTGTCAGTCGTTAACGGCAGCCGCTACTCTTTGCGCAACAACCATTATCGGAATCCGATAATATGCTCACACATAAACAATAATAAGCCTAAATATTCTAATATGGCAACAAATATGTTATGAAGGTTTTGTCTTCACACCTTCCGCGAGTACTCCACCGCGCGGCCGAGTGTAATGATTTCAAGCGTTTAACCTTCAGGGCGCTTCTTTCTTTCATGGTGGGCAAACTTCTTAGTTGTCCAAATTTTATACGAAATTTCTTTTCACCTAGCGTATCTCCTTTCACACCTTCTGCAGATAACTCCCACCACACGAGACCATGACAAGAGACAGTATCAGAAAACCAGCTACGCGAACCATCAGTACCCCTAGAAATATAAAGATAGGTTGCTCTTCATGATCCTCATCCGGCCTTTCCGAATCCGATCACGATCATTATGCTCCAGTGGTCCATGTCATACATGCTGTCGTCCTTGGTCTGGCTGATCATTCCCCTACCCAGAATCCCAAGCCGGAAATATCCCGGTCGCAACTGCGCCCCGGCTTCGAGAAACCCGCCCCATTGGTTCTCTTCATATCTCGTCGTGTCCCCGTTATATGTCACGTCCATTATTCCCGCAAGACGAGCCAATCCACCAGAGACAAACAGCCGAGCCCTTCTGCTGGATCCGATGTATTTCCGCCCACCGACGTAGAGATCCACCACCGTTCCCAACTGATCATATCTGCCCGTAGTATTTGTAGCTGCGCTGAAGTTACCCCCGAATAATAACGCGAAGGGCGCCCAGCCAGGGCGAATGTCCATCTGCAGCCCAAATTGCTCTTGAGCGGCCACATTGTCCCAGCTGTCATCCTGCATCATCCGTAGCCCTGTGGACTCCATGATATTGAACTCCAGTCCCTTGCCATCTTGCCCCCATGCGCTCCCAGTCATTGTTATCAAAGCAACGAATGGAATCAGGCTAACAAGAATTGCTGAAGGATTGCGCATTTTTACTAGAGCGGGTTTCCCCGCCCCATCCCTTGTCAATGGCAGTGGTATACGCCGGTTTTTCGGTTCGTGTGGCAACCGTTCTTGTCCAGTCCGCCGCCATGTGCCATGGCGAACGGAGCCGCGACCGCCACGAGAAAGGATACTGCGAGAATAAGAGAAAGGATACGTTGCATGATCACCCTCCAGTCAGTACGGATTAACCCCCGGTAAGGAAATTATAGGGAATTCAGGAGGGGAGTGTCAAGGATTACAGCGGAGCCCAGACGGCGCCCACCACACGACCGATTATCTGGATATGGTCCGTCTTCAGGTTATAAGTGACCGGGGGATAGATTGTGTTGATGGAATGCAGGGTGATGGAGCCTTGCTTCGGGGCGGCCATCACCTTTTTCAGGACGGGTCCACCTTCCGCCGGGACGTTGACCAGGTAGACATGCTCCCATTTGAGGGAGGCCAGTTCGTAATGGTCCTTGCGTACAGCCACCATCGCGCCATGGGGAAGGGTGGGCGCCATGGAATCGCCCCGAACCCAGACGGCGATATACTCTCCGGGTCCATACCGCCTTTTTATCCCGACAGATAGAACCGCCTCGTCCTTTATCTCCTCGATCTGGTTTATCACGGCTGGGCCAGCGCCCGCTTCCCCTTCCACGGGGGCGCGGAAATATGGACCATCGCTGATGGAAACAGGGACCTCGGGTTCCTTCCCCGTCAGGAGCCAGCCAGGGTCGCATTTGGTGACCTCGATGATCTTTAAAAGGGTTTCATGGTTTGGTTTGCTGCCTCCTTTTTCCAATATTCCCAAGTTTGTGGGAGTCATGCCGATTAGTTCAGCAAAATATTTTTGATTATAACCCGCATCCTTTCTTGCAGTTACTAACCTTTGCCCAAAATAATCATTGCTAGCAGAGATTTGTTCTTGACTTTTATCTCTGTTGACAGATATATTCATCTCATGAACACTTTATGGCAGGACGAAAACGATGATTCAACCCAGTAATCCAAAGAAATTCCCGGTGGCAGCTCAGGTGTCGTCCTGCCAAGGTACGCCTGTCTGCCGCCGGGGTTTCTTCTATATATTCTGTCATATTCCGTACCTTATTAACAGATGCGTTTCTTTTGCGATGGTTGCCATGCGGGCTATCGTTGCGATGGCGGGGGGGCATCCCTCCTACCCCCAAACCCAAATGCCTTCCCGCCTTATTTATGTATACCCAGCCTCCTTCCGGGAAACAACCATAACGAAAGGGAGGTTTTACCATGAACGCTGAAAACTGGATCACCTACGAAACAAAAGTCAAACGGGCCACCCGGCCCGCAGTCTCCAACGATCAGACCCGGGGGCTGTCCGTCCAGCTGGGGTATGCCCATCCGAGCGCCCTGGCGAACTGCCTTTCCCCGGATTCCCTGGACCGGTTCCTGACGGTGGGGCGGTGGTGGTACCTGCAGTCACTGCTGGGGGACTTCCGCCCGGCCATGGCCATGATGGCGGACGAGGGATTCTATGTGGCCAGGATGACCGCATCCGTCCCCGCATCGCCGGAGCGCCGACTGATGGTGACCACCGCGAAGCTGGTGGAGGGGCTGGACGCGGCCCGCCATCCGGATAGCGATGGCGGGGAGGAGATCACGACAAACGAGCTGCGGGAGCTGGTCCCCCTGGGGATGGAGCTCCAGGCGCTGGCTGCTGCGCTGCTGACACCTGCCGCCGGGGCGCGGTACAGCCTGGGCGGGCCGAACCGACGGCTGTTGCTGGAACTGATGAGGAGGGGTGGATGAAACAGAAGCGACTTGTGGTTGCAGGCCGATTCCGCGCCGGGGACTGGCGCCGGTTTTGGCTGGCATATATGGCCAGGTGGAATTGAGGAGAAAGAAAGAAATGGAAAATATCAAGTTTATACATCTCAGCGATGCGGACGGTACCGTTTATGTTCGCATAGATTTGATTGCCCGCATATTGCCCATACATGGAAATATTGGGCGATCAGTTATCTTCCTGAGTGATGGAAGCTCTGTAACTGTGGCAGAAACATCATCTGAAGTGTACAAGCGGATAGGAATTGTTATGGACTCTTATGACTGACAAAAACAAGGGGGGTAACCATGCTTGTGGACGTGTTGATCGTGCCCGTTCTGGTGGGTGTGGCGGTGATAGCGATTATCTCCACACTCCAGAGCTATGAAGTCAAAAACGATCCAAGGATGGCGGCCAGTCTTTATCTGGCAGGTCTGGCCAGGGGAGACGAGGTTGTGACGGATGTGGCGAAGTTGATGAACAAGGGTGAGGAGGTGGAGAAATGACGCGGAAAGAAGTGGCAGAGGCCGTCTGGCAGGGGAAAAGCCTGGCTGGCGCAGACCTTTCCGGTCTGGACCTCTCCGGGCTGGATATGGCCTTCATGGACCTGACTGCGGCAAACCTGAAGGGGGCGAATCTGAGAAAGGCGCTCATGTTTAGGGCATATCTGAAGGGGGCGAATCTATCCAGGGCGAACCTGACCGGGGCGAATCTGAAAGGGGCGTTTATGGATGGGATTGATCTGTCGTTGACTGACCTGACCGGGGCGAATCTGAAGGGGGCGAGTCTGGAAGGGGCGGACATGACCGAGGGGGATCTGACCGGGGCGGACATAACCGGTGCAAACCTGCACGGTGCGAATCTGACCGGGGCGCTTGTCCATCTCACCACCGAAAACATGGAGGCGCTGATCCGCGCCGGGATCTTCGATCCCTCCAAAATCGACAACGGCGAGGAGGTGGAGGGATGACCATGACACCGGAAGAAGTGATAGCGGAAGCGGAAAGGCTGGTCAGTGAAATGGACGCGGCTGCTGACTGCCTGGAGGAATCGGTCGCGGTGGCAAAGGATCTGGCCCCAATTTTTATCAGGTACCGGAATCGGGGATTGGCTCCCACGGTCGTGGCGCGGGGAGTGTTTATCGCCCTGTGCGCCCTGGCCACGCCCTCCTGGATGGTCCCGTTCGAGCCGGAATGTATCGAGTGCCAGAAACCGTTCGTCAACAACCGGTGTCCGGAATGCGGGCGGGTGGAACGGAAATAGCGAACATGAATATAGCGGGATAGAGAAACAGGCATCTCAACCGGTTTCATAAGCCGGAGTTTGGCGGTTCGAATCCGCCTCCCGCTACCAATTTATAAACGGAAGGATGAAACGATGAAATCGAAAGTGACAAAGGAGTTGTTGCCCTGCGCATTGACGGACACCGAAGTGATAAAGCGGGCCGACCGGTTGGTTAAAATCGCCGAAGAAAGCGCCACCCTGGATTGGGAACTTGAGGTTCGTAAGAAAGACCACAAGGAGAAGCAGGGAGGGCTCACCTCCGAAGCGAAACAGCTATGCAGGGAGGTCAAATCCCGATCCGAAGACCGGATGGTGGAGGTGAAGGAGACTTTCTACTGGGAGCGGAACTCCGTGGAGAGGGTGCGCCTAGACACGGGCGAAATAGTCTCCGCCCGGTCTATTACTGCCGATGAGCGCCAGCGGCAGTTAGAGCTGGATGAAGAGAAAGTCAAGGCCGTGGAAGAAGCCTTGGCGGAGAAGGAGGAAGGGGCCGAGGAAGAGAATGCGCCAGCTGAAAAGGGATTAAAGGCGGTTCGGTGATGAAAGCTATCACGATCAGAATCGACGCTGAACCTGTCGCCCATGGACGAGCCGGGGTATACGATCCGGTGAAGTCGCGCAAATGGAAAGAACTAGTCCGCACGGCGGCCATTGACCGTGCTCTTGAGTCCAGGTGGAAAATCTCTGACGCGCCGATCAGAATAAGAATTGCTGTTTATATTGCTATACCTAAATCCTGGAACGGCGCGAAAAGGGAGAGAGCTCAACAAGGTTTGATCCTGCCTACGTCCAGGCCTGATGCCACTAACTACGCGAAGGGGATTGAGGATGCGCTGAATGGGGTTGTCTATAAGGACGATTCACAAATCGTAGAGATAGTCGTTTCGAAAGGATATTCAACCAGGCCTGGCGTCGCTATTTATGCAGAGGAGGCCCTTGCATGACCAGCCACACAGCGCAATGGCATGCCGACCGGCGGAGGGGGATCGGCGGGTCGGATGTGGCGGACGTGCTGTCGCTACCTCCCTACGGGTGCGCGGCGCGGCTCTTTGACGAGAAGAAGGGGATCACGCCGGATTACCCGGAATCGTATAACCCGCATATGGAGCGGGGAAAAGCTCTGGAAGATGTGGCGGCCAGGGAGTACGAGAAGGTGGAAGAGGTCACGACAATTAAGTGCTATCCACAATCGAACGAGGTTCACCCATGGATGCGGGGAAATATCGACCGGGTGATTATGGACGCGACTGGAAACCCCGCTGGTGTCCTGGAAATCAAGTGCCCCGCCCGGCGGACCTTCCTTTCCCTGAAGAAGGAGGGTTTGCCGGAAGCCTGGATCCTGCAGATGCAGCATTACCTCTATGTCTACGACCTGAACTGGGGGGCGTTCGGCATCCTGTGGGCCGAGGGGTGGGAATTCATCCATTTCCGGGTTGAACGGGACGACCAGCTGATCTTCCAGCTGATCGAGCGGGAGCGGGAGTTCTGGGAGATGGTGACCCATGGCCGGAGGCCGGAGCGGTTGCCCGAAGGGGACGCCAGGTGCCGGAGGTGCAATCGCCGGGTGACGTGCCGGGGGCTGGACCTGGTGGTGGACCTGGCCACGCCGGAGGGGCCGGACGGGATCGGCGAGAGGTGGGAGGACTGCCGGGGGAACTCCGAGATATCAAAAGCGGTGCTGGATGTGATCGAGGCGGCGGAAATCGAGCAGGAGGCGGCGGAGTGGAAAGAGGATCGCCGGGAGGTCCTGAAGAAGCTGCTGGGGCCGACGAAACGGGAAATCAGGACGGCAGACGCCAGGGTGACATGGGCGCCGGGACACTGGGCCAGCGCCGGAGGGCGGCTTGTCGTTAAACCATATGGAGATTGAGATATGAGCCTGAACCTTGAATATCAGGACCTGGACATTAGTGGCTGGATAAATGTGTCCCACAGGATCGCCAGACAAAAGGGGTGGCACGAAAAGCCCAGGAGTCCACTGGAGTTGGCCGCCCTGTTCCACACCGAGATATCCGAGTTTACAGAAGCATGCAGGGAGGGGCTGCCGCCTATCGGTTATGCCCAGGACGGGAGCGGCAAGCCGGAGGGGCCGGTGGTTGAGTTGGCGGACGTTCTGATCCGGATATTCGACGCATGCGGGGCCAATGGCTGGGACTTGCAGAAGGCGCTGGTCATTAAGACCGAATACAACAAGACACGCGAGCACCGCCACGGCGGGAAACTTTATTGAGGAGTGAACCATGACGATGACAGCGACAGACGAGATTTCGGAAGCGAAAACCAGGGCGATGGAGATCGCCTCGGTGGCCAGCGTGGCCATTGTCATCCACACGGCGGATGATTACCGGGCCGCCGGGGAGCAGTTGACGCGGATAAAACATGCGGCAATACAGCTGGAGGAGTTGCGGCTTTCCCTGACCCGGCCCCTGGACGAGAGCAAGAAGCGGATCATGGCGATGTTCGCCCGGCCCAAGGATGATCTGGACGGGGCGGAGGCGAAGCTGAAGCGGGCGATGCTGGCGTACAACACGGAGCAGGACCGGATACGCAGGGAGGCGGAAGCCAGGTTGCGGGCGGAAGCGGAAGCGGAAGAGAAACGGCAGGAGGCGCAGCGAAAGGCGGCGCTGGATGCGGCCCTGGAGAGCGGGGACGCGGCGAAAGCCGAGGAAATCATCAACACGCCGACAGTTCCTCCCCCGCCGGTGGCGGTGGTTCCCCAGGCTATTCCCCCGAAAGTGGCGGGAGTGAGCACCAGGAAGATATGGACCTGGAAGATCATCAACCCGGACCTGATACCCCGCGACTATCTGCTGATCAACGAATCGATGCTGACGGCGGTGGCGAAAAGCGGGAAGGGGGCTGTGAAGGTGCCGGGGGTGGAGTTCTATCAGGTGGAGAGTATAGCGGCGGGGGGGAGATGAAGGCAATTCCTTGTGGGGTGGCGTATAGCACGGTTCTGGCCGATCCGCCATGGAGGTTTGCTCATCGAACAGGAAAGTTGGGGCCAGAGCATCAGCGGTTATTTCGCTACCCGACAATGAGTCTCCAGAAGATAAAAGACTTACCGGTAAAAGCCATTGTTAATAACACTGCACATCTTTATTTATGGGTTCCAAACGCGCTCATAAATGAAGGGATGCAAGTACTGAAGTGTTGGGGGTTCACATACAAAACAAACATAATCTGGTACAAAGTCGGCAAAAACGGCGGACCTGACCGGCGCGGCTGTGGCTTCTATTTTCGCAATGTCACAGAAATTATCTTGTTCGGTGTGCGAGGAAAGAATGCGCGTACACTTCAACCGGGACGCAGTCAGGAAAACATAATCATATCGCATAAACGAGGACATTCACACAAGCCGGATGAGCAGTATCCATTAATTGAGGCATGCAGCCCAGGACCATTTATTGAGTTATTTGCTCGTCGTCCACGAGCAGGCTGGGCGGTGTGGGGTAATGAAGTAACCAACCAGGTGGAGAGTATAGCGGCGGGGGGGAGATGAAAATCGGGCTTGTGGATGTCGACTCTAAAATGCCGAACTTGGCGTTGATGAAGATATCTGCGTACCACAAGGGCCAGCATGATCAAGTTGAACTGACTACACCAATATTTGCGGCGTCATTTCAGCGTATTTATTGTTCTCAAGTATTTTCTTGGTCAAAAACCCCTGTGCTACCTGACGGAGCCGGAAAGGTTTGGTACGGTGGACCGGGCTTAGGAAGTGTGCAACTGATGTCCGGCATCAATGACATGTGCCCCGACTATGACCTCTACCACTGTGACTATTCGATTGGCTTTACGACCCGAGGATGTCCACGGCGTTGTGAGTGGTGCGTGGTCCCTGCAATGGAAGGGAACATTCGCCCCGAACACGACGTTGATGTGTTCTTAAGACACGGAAAAGTCTTGCTGTTGGACAACAACGCTCTTGCCCACCCTTTTGGTGTCCAGCAAATGGAAAAATTGGTTCGGTTGGGGGTGAAGGTCGATTACAACCAGGGGCTAGATGCCAGACTAATCGACGATGGGGTGGCTCGACTTCTATCTTCCCTCCGGTGGATTCGGTTTGTTCGACTAGCTTGTGACTCTGACTCTATGATCGACGTTGTCCGCCGGGCGGTTCGTAGGCTCTCTAGTGCCGGATTCCGGGGCGAGATAATGGCATATGTGCTGGCTCAGGACTATGAATCTACATCCCATCGAGTGGAGGAGTTGGAGTTTATGGGGGTGGACCCCTTTGTCCAACCATATCGTGATAGATCTGGCGCGGGGACAAATAAATTGGTTTCAGAGTATGCGCGATACGTTAATCAGAAACGATTATTTAGGTCTATTTTATTCGAGGATTTTTTGGCAGCCAGAAAGAACTCGTATTTATTAAATTCCAATATTAACAATCTACAACCAACAGGAGAAAAAATATCATGACGACAACGGCAATTGAACCTTTGAGCCAGGCGGATACGGTCCGCGCCATGCTGGAGGAGAACCGGGCCAAGCTCGCGGCGGTGGTTCCGAAACACCTGAATGTGAACAGGATGTTCCGCTTGATGAACGTGGCTGTCCAGAAAACCCCCGCCTTGCTCAAATGCACTCACCGGTCGCTTCTGGCGTCCCTGATGCAGGCGGCCCAGCTGGGGCTGGAGCCGGACGGGACACTGGGGCAGGCGTACCTGATCCCTTTCTGGAACTCGAAGACCAAGACCAACGAGGCGCAACTGCAACTCGGATATCAGGGGATGATGACTCTGGCCAGACGCTCTGGCGAAATACAGACAATTTCCGCGAATGTGGTCTATTCCAACGACCGTTTTTTGTACCAGCTCGGGTTGAACGAAACCCTGGAGCATGTGCCGACCATGAAAACACGCGGTGAAATGATCGCGGTTTACGCGGTGGCGCGAATGAAGGACGGGTCACACGCCTTCGAGGTCCTGTATCCGGAGGATATCGAGCGGGCAAAGAAATCGAGCAAGGCGGCTGATAACGGCCCATGGGCGACGCATCCTGAGGCCATGTGGAAGAAGACTGCGATCAAGCGTCTCTGCAAGTACCTGCCCATGGCGGTGGAGGCGCAGGAAGCGTTTAGGCAGGATGATTATATAGACGCGGACGTGACTCCGATCCCCGAGTATGCGGAAGTGGAGAAGGGAACCCAGGCCAAAACAGAGGCGCTGAAAGAGAGACTGGCGGACGCGAAGGGGAGCGACGGAAATCCGGCGTTCGAGGATCACAGGAGCGCCCTGAAAGACGCCGAGACCCATGAGGAGTTGAGCGCCGCCTGGGCGGAAGTGGGGAAGGGCAATTGGGAAGGATTCACCGAAGAGGAGGTCAAGGAACTGACGGATCTGCTGAAGAAGAGGAAAGCTGAACTGGCGGGGTGATATGGAAAAAGAGAACCATATTGATCTGCTGAAGCGTTTGCAGAAAGAGCACTGGGATGGCCCTGTCACTCTTCCGTCGAATGGCACAGAGGGGCTGGACTGGGAATCCCAATGGTGCTCCTATTGCGCCCATGAGTTTGAGGATCCTATATCCAATGTTGGACATACGGATTGTGACCTGGGTCTCTTCTTTTTCATATATGACGAAGCGACACATCAGAAATGGAGGGGGGCTGGACCTCTTGGCGGGATGATCTGCCGGTCGTGGGCTCCTGCTGAGAGATTCGATGTTCCGGCGAATCAACTGAAACTGGAGATGGATGTATGAAAACAACTCAAAAAGCGCCATCGCTGCCAAAGAGTTTCAATGCTGTCCTGAAGCATAATTCCTCGCATTTCAAAAAGAATCTAAATCCCCTTCCGGCGCCCGAAAGACCCTGTACATGTCCCACAGATTTGCCTCCGGGATATGTCGGGGTGGGCGCTGGGTGCCCTCATCATGGGGTTGGAACGCGGATTGGCGAGGGAGGTTCTTCGCTCCCTTCCGAGCAAAAGGGGTGGTGAAATGAAAAAGCGCATGATCAGCCCTGACTTCTGGACTGATGGAGCGATTGTTGCCATGTCCGCCATGGCCAGGTTGTTTTTTATCGGCCTTTGGCAGTGCGCCGATGACTGGGGGAGGGTGAAGTACGACCCAAAGCGGCTGAAGCTGAAAATCTTCCCGGCTGACCGCGTGAACATCGAAAAATTGGTCGATGAACTGGAGCAAGCGGATCCGGATGATCCCTTGATTACTCTTTATGAGGTGAATGGCGTTAAATATCTCTATGTTACGAAATTCTCGAAGCACCAGAGAATCGACAAAAGAAGAGAATCCAAATACCCTGCGCCAGATTGCGCCGATTCGCGCCAATTTGCCGGGAAATTCCCGGTTAAACCAGAACCAGAACCAGAACCTAACCAGAACCAGAACCAGAAAGAGAGAGAGGCGGGCAAGCCCGCCAAAATCGCGTGCGGTGAGTTTGAAAACGTAAAGCTGACGGAGGATGAGATCGGGAAGCTTGTCCAGAAATTCGGGAAGACCGGGGCATGGGACCGGATAAACCGGCTGTCTGGATATATGCGGTCCCTCGGCAAGGAGGATAAGTACCGGGACCATTACGCCACGATCCTGAGTTGGGCCAGGAGGGAGGATCCGAAAGAGACTTCACCGCCGGGCAAGCGTAAATCCGGGCTGGAAGAATTTGCGAATGAAAAACCGACTATCGACATAACACCATGACCAAAATTGAATTTACAAACGAAGCGAAGACACTGACGGATCACTTCCCGATATTGCGGGAGGTGGCCACCGCCGAGAACTGGGCAGTGTGGTATGAGGATTTTCAGAACTGGCCAACGCGCCTGTTCCAGATTGCAACTCGGATGGTATGCAAGACTGTGCCTCAGTGGAACAAGGGAATGAACCTGACCGGCGTGATTGCCCAGGTGGCGCCGGAAGCTCGGAAAATATACCACGAGGAACGGGAGCGTCATCGGATCCGTGATGATCGAAATCTGTTGCCCGAGGAAGCCACATCGCCGGAAGAAGCCAAAGAGAACCTGGCGAAAATGCGGGAGCTGGTATCCGGTGTTAGATCGCGGATGGGATGCGATGGACTATGAAGACAGAGACCTTGCCGAGTTCCTGCGACTCCAGGAAGGAACACGAGACTGGGCGGGAGCAAGGCCGGACGAACCGCACCACGGGCCCTGGTGCTGCAAATGCGGCGAGTTCCATTGCCGGAAGCTGTTGCTGCCAGCCGGATCAGCTGCCGGGATGGATAGCCAGAAACGCAGGATGCCACCACCACGGCACATATAGCTGGCTTTGGATGGATTACACGAAAGAGGGAGGGCAGCTCGGGAGCGCCCTCAGAAACAGGTGATTTGCAGGGTAAATGGAGGATGGGAGGAGTATGAAAGTAAAAGCATGGACCGAAGGTCCGATTGAGGTGGAAGCGGATATTGATATCGCGGACATGTACAGGGCGATGATCGTGGCGGCAGACCCGGATTTTAATATTATGCGAGCAATTCACGCTCTTGCAAACGTGATAGAACATGCGAAAGTTGAGGATTTCAGCCCTAGCCATCGTGAAAACATCTTCAGATTTTTTGAAGAACAGGCCCATCGTTTTCGCCCAGAGAAGGAGGAGAAATGAGAGACGAATTTGAACCAAGTGAATATATGCCATGTTCTAAATGTGGAAAAGATACAGCAATATCTCGTGGGCAATACGATCCTCGCCAAGAACAGCATTATGGATACAGGATGTGCGACAAATGCAGAGAAGAAATAAATAACATGTGGAGGCGGATACCTGAAGAAGACAGGGAGAAGTTGCTAAGGGAATTGTTTCTATGACTAAACCCACACCTCATAGCCAAAGCTAAAGGGGAGGCTCAGTGACATGACCGCCACCACCCTCGCCAACCTCTATCAGACCGAAAGATGACAAGTATGTTATCTTCCCAAGATCCTATCATTTTTGGTATTCTTTCCAAGTGTAGATCTTTTAAGGGTGCGGGCTTGTCTGTTTCAATTCTGAGTCATGAAAAGTGTAAGTTTTGCCGAACAACTTACACCCAAGTTAACGACTGGGAGTGTCAAATTCACGGCACCCGTCCCAAAACTGTCTATATCCGCATTTATTCAAGGAGTCATATTCCCCTCCCTGGCCATGCTTTGACTATCTCACGATTGCCATCAACGGGGAATTTATTGCAGATAGTCGAAGCGTCTGAAATGAAAGCCAAGATTGAAAAAGAAATAACAGATGGGATATTCAATTATCTTTACTATATGCCAGCCAACGCCAATATGTTCCTTTTTGAAAATGTGGTTTCTGCATATTTGGAAGATATGAAAAAGCGCAGTGAACTCGACCCGAATGATGACCGGTATCGCACAAAAGCAAGATATGGGGAGGTTGAGAAGTATCATCGGCTGTACCTGACATATTTTAATGGTATTGAGATTAAAGATATCCACTCACGGCGGGTGTCAGTTTTCCTTGATGAAATGGAAAACCAGAAAGGGAAATCTGCCAGCGCCACTTTGAAAAGAAAGGCGCGTGAAGTCTTGGCGGCGACTGTTCGCTGGGCCTTCAGAAAGGGATATTTCAACACCACTCCCGATACTGATCGATGGCCAATCATTAAGTCAGCCCCAACAAGAATAGTTACACTCACGCCAGATCAACAGCAGGAAATATTAAACAAACTTCGTGGCGAGCATCCGATTATTCAATGGATGATAGCAACAGGGGAGCGTGGAAATGCCGCACGAGCAAAGAAAATCTGTGATATTGACTTGCTTCGAGGTTGTTACTTTCATGGGGGTTCATTCGACTATTATCCGGGTGTGAACGAGGAAACATACAAGCCATACCCTAAAAACAGGAACCGCGCTTCGGATGCGAATCCTTTAACAAAAGAGCTTCGACAAATTGTGGAGTCGGCTGTTGGCGGTCGCAACAACCTTGCAGCGGAAGACTGGCTGTTTATAAATCCAAGATCAGGAAAGCCATACACACACAATGTCGTCCGCAACTTATGGTACAGAGCTAGGAAAAAGGCCGGGTTATCTGCCGGTATAAACATGGGAACTCGCCACAGTTGGGCGACCCAACGCATTGCCGAGGGGTTCCAACCTCATGAGGTAGCAATGTTCCAGGGCAATTCAGGCAAGATCGTGGAGCGCCGATACGTGGACACGAACCCGGATGTTAAACGCCAAGTGATGGAATTTCGTCAAGCCTCGTCAAAAAGCGTGAAAAACGCTAAAAAATAACACTTCAAGCGCTTATATATCAATAAGATGAAAAACAAGGACAGGGGTTCGACTCCCCTCGCCTCCACCATAACTGCATGATAATATAGCCCTTACGGTTGCATCTCTGATTTCATAAAATCCCTTATTTTTTGGGTGGTGGCTTGCATAACCACTTGATAAATTATCTCGTCAAGGCTCGTCAAATTATTCATTTTAGACCTTTATATATTTCTTCTTGCATATATATATGTTAACCCGTATAATTCTATTAATTGGCAGGACGGCAGATTTGATATGGATTTGCTATGCCAAGGAAAAAAGTTACCAGTCCTGCTAAGTCACCCAAGGCCAAGGCCATACCTGCTCTTGCCTCACCCAAAACCAAATCGTCAATCCGGGATGAAAAGGGGCGAATCAAACCCGGTCATTCTCTTTGCCCTGGCGGACGCCCTGCCGGAAGCAAAACAGTACTCACCGAAATCCGTGAACAGATATTCCAGGCGCTGGAGCAGTGCAAGAAGGAAGGCAGGCCACTAAGCTCCCTCCTCGCCACATGGCTGAAAAGCGCAGACGCGAAAGATGGCGGCAACCTGATGCGGGCCATCGCAGCGTTCATGCCCAAGGAGATGAATCTGGATATCGAAGCCAGGTTCTCCGACCTGTCCGATGAGGCCCTGGAAGCGAAGATATCAGCGTTCGTCAAGGATCCCAATGTCGGCAAGTTTCTCAGGAGTGTGAAATGAGCGCCGTGGCTGCCCTGGACAGGGAGAGGATGGCGGAGTTTGTCGATCTGCTGGCGGAGAAGGAACGCAGGGTTCGCCAGAACATGATCGCCCGGTTTGTTCCGTATGATTGGCAGAGGGAGCATTTCAGCAAAGGAAGCGAGTTCGCGCAACGGCTCCTGATGGCGGGGAACCGCACCGGAAAGACCTTCACCGGGGCCGTGGAAAATTCATATCATCTCACTGGCCGATACCCGGATAACTGGAACGGGCGCCGGTTTGATCACCCCATCCTGGGCTGGGCTGGGTCCGATACGGCGGAGACAACCCGCGATGGCGTACAGAAGGCGCTGTTCGGGGAGCCGGGCAACCCGGCGGAACTGGGAACCGGAACGATCCCCAGGAAATATATCGGTTACATTTCCAAACGCCATGGAGTCGATGGCGCCATTTCTTTCGCGCTAATCCGGCATGTCTCCGGGCAGTACTCCAAGGTCCAGTTCAAGAGCTATGACCAGGGGAGGGCCAGGTGGCAGGTGGCTGGAGTTGATTTTCTGTGGCTGGATGAGGAGCCGGACGAGGATATCTACGGCGAGGCGGTCACCAGAACCATGGACAAGGGAGGGTCGCTGGTCCTGACGTTCACGCCGTTGCGCGGCATGTCTGCCGTGGTAAAGCGGTTTATCGATCCGGACAAGGACGCCATTGGCCAGGCCGTGACGCAGGCTACATGGGATGATGCGCCTCACCTGACCGACGTCATGAAGAAAACCTTGTGGGGAGCGATTCCCCCGCACCAGAGGGACGCGAGGAAAAAGGGAATTCCCTCCCTCGGTTCCGGGCAGATATATCCGGTTTCCGAAGAGCTTTTCGTGATCGATCCGATAAAGATTCCCGCCCACTGGCCGCGCATCTATGGCATGGACGTGGGCTGGAACCGGACGGCAGTGCCCTGGGGGGCGTGGGATCGGGAAGCGGACATTCTATACATCTACTCCGAACACTACATGGGCGAGGCCCAGCCTCCAATTCACGCCAGCGCAATAAAGTACCGTGGCGCGTGGATCCCAGGAATGATCGATCCGGCGGCCAGGGGACGGAACCAGGCCGATGGCAATCAACTGCTGAAAATGTATCGGGAGGAGGGATTGAACCTTATACCGGCGGACAATGCCGTGGAGGCCGGGATTTATGAAGTTTGGACCAGGCTTTCCACAGGCCGGATGAAAGTGTTCAGTTCCTGCCTGAACTGGTTGAAGGAGTTCCGGCTGTATCACAGGGACGAAAAGGGGAAAGTCGTTAAGGTCGATGACCACCTGATGGACGGGACACGGTATCTGGTGGCGGGGTTGAGGAATGCGATAACTGAACCGGATCCTGACATTATTCCACTCGGTCGCAGTGGCGGAAACTGGATGGCCCGATGAACAAAACCAAACATGAAAAAATCCTGGCTCTGGCTCTCAAGAGGATGGAAACCGCCCATGACGCGGATAAACATAATCGGGACCTGGCCATACGAGATATGCAGTTTCTTAATGGAGAACAGTGGGATGAGCAGGTTCGCCTGGACAGGGAAAAGGATGGCAGGCCCATTTTGACTTTCAACCGACTCCCCGGCTTTCTTGATCAACTTGTCGGCGATTTGAGGCAAAACAAGATCAGCATAAAAGTACTCCCAGTGGATAACCAAGCCGATCCCAACACAGCCAACATTCTGGGAGGGATGATCAAGAACATTGAAACCCAGTCGAACGCCAGCCAGACCTATATCACCGCCGGAGAGGCGGCCCTGGCCTGCGGATTCGGCGCTTTGCGGATCATTACAGATTACGTTGACCACAACTCGTTTGATCAGGAGCTTTTCATTGAGCCGATCAAGAATCCGCTGTCGGTTTATATCGATCCGCGTTCAACCCGCGTGGATGGTTCCGACGCGAAATGGGCGGCCATAACAATCGTTATGGACAAGGAGGAATTTGAAAAGGAGTTCCCAGACGCGAACATGGCGGCCTGCCTGGATTCTCCCAAGGGGGACGAGCAGTCCTTCTGGTATTCAGATGAAAAGATCCGGGTCGCTGAATATTTCTGGATAGAGGATATCCCAAAGACGGTTCATCTGTTGAGCGACGGGACAACCGTGTGTTGCAAAAAATACGCGCAGCTTAAAGAGGAGCTGGAAGCTCAGGGGATCGTTTCCGTCAAGGAGCGCAAGTCATTCAAGCCGGTGGTGATGTACGCCAAGATTTCCGCCACCGAAATACTCGAAGGCCCGCAGGAATGGCCATCGGAATATATCCCCATAGTTCCTTTTTACGGGAAAGAGCTGAATGTGAACGGGAAGATTTACCGTCGAGGCGCTATCAGAAACGCCCTGGCGGCCCAGGAGGCTTACAACTATTTGCGTACAGCAAACGTGGAGCACCTGGGAAAACAGCCCCATTCCCCATGGCTGGTGACTCCGAAGCAGATCGAAGGGTGGAAAGCTTACTGGGAGAGAGCAAACGGAAGTATCCCCTATCTTCCCTACAATTCCGTGGATGGCGAAAAGCCTCCCCACAGGATAGACCCGCCCCGTGGCTCATCCGCCATGTCTCAGGAAGCCGCGCAAATGAGCGATGAAATGAAAGCCGCCACTCACCTGTTCGATTCGTCCCTTGGAAACAGGAGTAACGAAACTTCTGGAGTGGCGATTCGTCAGAGGCAGAGCCAGGGCGAGCGGGGCAACTTCGCGTTTTATGACAACTACGCCCAGTCGATCCAGCACACAGCCAGAATCCTGCTGGACATGATCCCCCGGATTTACGACACGCCAAGGATAACCCGCATAATCGGCTCCGACGAGGAAGGGGAAAACGTGCCACTGATGATGCCCATGGGGACCGGGGAATTCAACGAGGAGGGGGAGGAACTGGGCAGAGTATATGACCCCGCTGTCGGCAAGTACGACGTGGTGGGAACCGTTGGCCCTTCCACCGCCACGGCAAACCAGGAGTCCATAGAGCTGATGATGGATTTTCTTGAGAAATTCCCAGGAGCTGCGCCAGTGGTCGGCGACCTTTTGGTCAGGAATATGGCGTTCAAGGACGCTGAAAAACTCGCGGAACGGCTCGAATTCATAAACCCGTTCATACAGCAGCAGAAACAGCAGGAAGCGGCGGCGAATGGAGCGCCGCAGCCTGGAAGTAACTTACCGCAGGGGATGCCACCTGGAGCGGTCCCGCCGGGCGCATTGCCGCCTGGCATGCCGCCTCCGGGAGCAATGCCCCCAGCGACACCATAACAACAATGGAGGTTTATATGGAAGACCGGGAAACAGCGGCGCCCGAACCCACGGAAGAAGTCGTATCGACCGAGGATCAAACCGCGACTCAGGCTGAAGAGACCACCACGGCAGAGCCTACCGTGGAAGAAGGGGAGGCGACTGGCCCCGATTCCGATGAAAAAACGGAAGCGACCCAGGACGAGGAAAAGCCAAGGCAAAAATCCCGAGCGCAAAAAAGGATTGAAACCCTGGCTTCGCGGAATCGTATACAGGCCGAAGAAAACGCAAGGTTGAGGAAAAGGATAGATGAGGCGGAAAAGAGACTGAAGGAGTTGAAACCGCCCGACGAGGACGACTTCGATGATCACGATGAATACCAGGAAGCCCGGCTGAACCATAAGGTGGAAGAAAAGCTGGTTCAGCGTCAAAAAGACATCGCTCTGCAGGAGATCAGAGATCAGGAAGAGCAGAGCATGAATGTCCGTGCCCAGGTATTCGCGGAAAACCTGCAGGAGTTTAAAAACATGACTCCTGATTTTGACGAGGTTGTGAACTCAGGGAATATAGGTCTGACCACGGATATGCATGATGCGATCATCGGGAGTTCGCAAGGGCCTGGTATTCTTTATTACCTTTCCCAAAATCCTGACCTGGCGGTGGATATGGCCCGCATGACCCCCATTGAAATGGCGCGAACGATGGGAAAACTGGAAGCGCGGCTGGAAAACAACACTCCCAGACCGAGCATGATCAAAAAACCGATAACAAATGCGCCCCCGCCAATAAAACCACTTCCCACAGGTGGATCGTCTGGATCATTGGATAATCCTGAAAAAATGTCCGCAGATGAGTATGTCCGCCGGAGAAGAGAGCAATTGAGGGGAGGCGCGGGAAGATGATAAACAATGCCAAATACACTATTAACTCCGACCATTATAGCCAGAGAATGCCTAGCGCACCTGGTTAACAATATGGTTTTCGGTAACCTGGTCTACAGGGATACCGAGAAATACTTCGGCAAGACGCCGAAAGTCGGTGAGTCTATCACCATCCGCAAGCCGATAAAGTTCACCGTCGCTGACGGCGCTACTTTGTCCAACCAGGACGTGACTGAGAAGAGCACGTCCATCACGATTGACCAGCGCAAGCACGTAGCTTTTGAGTTTACCAGCCAGGAACTCACCATGAAGGTGGAGGACTTCTCCGAGCGGTATCTCAAGGGCGCCATGATCCAGCTGGCCAACGCCGTGGATTCGGCTCTTGCAGGGCTATATATCGACGTGCCGATGCTGGCGGGGACGCCGGGAACCACTCCGGCGACGTTCGCCGCGCTGACCGCCCTGGGGAAACTCCTGGACAAGAATTCTGTGCCGAAAGACGGGCGGAACCTTGTCCTTGGGCCGGACGCCCACTGGAGCCTGGCGGACGCTTTCAAGGGGTTCTACCACGAGGCGATCACCAAGGAAGTGCTGAGGGACGCCACCCTGGGCAGGTACGCCGGGTTTGATGTGTTCATGGACCAGAACATAAAAACACACACCAAAGGAACCCAGACCGGTACTCCGCTGGTCAATGGAGCCACCCAGACCGGAGCCTCTCTGGTGACGGATGGCTGGACCATCTCCCTGTCACCGATCATCAAGAAAGGTGACATTATCACGATAAATGGCGTCTACGCCGTCAATCCAGTTTCGCGGGAAACCCAGAGCCACCTGCAGCAGTTCGTTGTCACAGCAGATGCGAACTCTGATGGATCCGGGAACGCGACCATCCCCATATCTCCGGAGATCATCACTTCGGGGGCGTACCAGACTGTCAGCGGTTCCCCGGCGGATAACGCGGGAATCAACGTTCTGGCGGCCAACCATGTGGCGAATATGGCTTTCCGCAGGGACGCCTTTGCCCTGGCCATGGTTCCTCTCGATATGCCCAAATCGGCAGGATGGGGCGCGACCGAGAGCGCGAACGGGCTTTCGGTTCGTGTGGTTCGTGATTATGACATCAACAACGACAAGGAGATATTCCGTGCGGATATCTTCTATGGCGTGAAAACGCTCTACCCGGAACAGGCCATAAGGCTGGCCGGTTAACCGCTCCAAAGGCCGGGGGATTGGCTCCCGGCCTGACTTTAAAAAGGAAGGATAAATAATGGGAAGGAAAAAGAAAAACGCTGACACCAAGACAGAATCCACCACGGAAAATGCAGCTGCAGCCCCGGCCCCGGTTCCGCCCCCGGCCCAGGAAGTGAAAATTCAGGCCAGGGTATGGATGCGCAAGGGGAACATGACAGCGCATGTAAATGTGGCAGAGGTGGACGATCGTCTGGCGGATGGCTGGGAATACTCTCCTGGGCTCGTGGCCGTCTACAAAGAGGGGGCGGGCAAATCCGTGGATCCGGAGGAAGCGGTCGCTCTCTTCAAAGAGGGCTGGTCTGATACCCCGGTGAGATGACATGGCTACGGCGAAAGATATTATCGAAGCGGCCATGCGGAAAATAGGCGTGGCCCGGCGTGGAATGAAGCTTGACGCTGCGGACATGAAAGAAGGGCTTGAGGCCCTGAACCGCATGGTGGATTCCTGGGCGCTGGAAAATTTTATGATTCATGCGCTCACCCAGGCAAGCCATACCCTGACCGGCGGGAAATATGAATATACCATTGGCTCGGGAGGGGATATTGCCTCCGCACGGCCAGAGGATATCTCCGCCGCATGGATCAGGGATTCGGCGGGATTGGATCATCCTGTCGCCATTGTTTCGCGGGACAGGTATAACGCTATTGGTTCCAAATCCTCGCCGGGAAGGCCCACCGAGCTTTATTATGATCCGCAATATCCCCTGGGGGTACTGCATCTGTGGCCAGCGCCCAGCGCGGCTGAAGATATCTATCTGGATCAGGTTGTCAAAATACCATCCTTCGCCGGACAAACCACCGAAATCACCTTGCCGCCGGGATATGAAGAGTGTCTGATTTGTAACCTGGCGGTGATGCTGGCGCCGGAATACAGCATTGATCCGCCGGATGATGTCAGGTATAGCGCTGGCAGGCTGAAGGCGCAGATCATCAATCACAATTTCAAGCCGGGAGTATTCAAGCATGATCGCGGGCTGTTGGCGATAGGCTCCCGTGGAGGATCGTTCAACATTTATTCAGGATAGCAAAATGAGAAAACTATTCTTTGTCACGCTGGCGTTCATACTGTGCGCCACGTTCACAGCGGACGCCGCAAAGCTGTATCCGGCCCCGATATTCCGATGGACGAAAGATAACGGCGCTCCTGCCTCCGGCTGGAAGGTCCACACTTATGAGGCGGGGACCACCACCAACAAGGCCACATATACCGATTCGGGAGCGGGAACGCCGAATTCAAACCCTGTTATTCTGGACAGCCGAGGCGAAGCCCCCATCTATTTCCAGGGGACTTACAAGATTGTCATCAAGGACGATTCGGACGTGGTTCAGGCCACATTCGACAGTTTCGGAACAGGGGACGCGGGAACCTCCCCGGTTGTAAATCTTATAAACAACGGAAGCTTTGAGACGGATGTAAATGGCGACTTGCTGCCCGATGAATGGACCAGTGTTAAATATGACTCGGGGACTTCAACGGTAATCCTGATTTCTTCATCCCAGGCCCATGGGTCATATTCGCTGAAGTTTCAAAGCCTGGGGAATGGAGGGGGAACGTCCACCCAGGGCGGATATTCGGAAATAAACCCGTCAAGATCATACCAGTTCTCATTCTCCCTGCTGTCTTCCGTGGTGGACGTGCGAAACGTTGTGGAGGTTATATTCTATGACCAGGACAAGGCGTCCGTCTCCACCCAGACGGTTTACGATGAAAGCGCCGCCAACCCTACTACCATGACGCTGAAAAGGTATATCCTTTCCGTCCCGGCCACAGCCAGATTCGCCAGGGTAAAGCTGACAGGGTGCCATTCTTCCGATGCCACTCCTGGCTATACGCTGTTTGACAATATTGTCATCCAGGAAATCAGCAATGACGCGGGGACGGGAACCACGTCCCAGACGTTTGTTCTGGATTCGGACGGGACAACGGGGACTTTCAGCATATCCGGGTTGACTTCCGCCAGGACATACACGGTCCCGGACAAAAGTGGCACAGTGGCCCTTGTCTCGGACATAGTGTACGAGAATGCTGCCGAGTACAATCCCATCATCAACGGGAATATGGATGTGTGGCAAAGAGGCACGACCTTTGGTGCCCCGGCCTCCAATACATACACCGCAGACAGATGGAGAGTCGCCTACGTTGGAGGGGTCGTTTTCAATGTCCTGGCGTCAACGGACGTCCCCACTGTCGCCGAGGCGGGAGTCCGGTATCGATATTCTTATCTTATGTCTATCACCACGGCTGATACCTCCATAGCCGCCGGGGACTTTGTGAGCCTTTCTCACAAGATCGAAGGATACAATTTCGCGCCATTCGTCGGAAAGACCGCCACCCTTGTGTTCTGGGTCAAAGCCACCGTGACCGGGACATATTGTGCCGCGTTTCTGAGTTCCACCAGGGATATATCGTATGTGGCGGAGTTTACTGTAAACGCTTCGAATACGTGGGAGAAAAAAACCATAACCCTGGATTTCGATTACTCGTCCGGGACGTGGGATTACACATCCGGAATAGGGCTGTTTGTGGAAATAACCCTGGCGGCGGGATCAACATACCATGCTTCGGCGGCGGGGAGTTGGGAGACGGGGAATTTTCGCAGCACATCCAACCAGGTAAACGGGGTGGGCGCCGTTCCAACCTACTTTTTTATTACCGGAGTTGGTCTTTATTTTGGAGACACGGCCCCATCGTACACGAAAGCAAGAAGCCGGGGGATAGAAGAGATGCTATGCAACAGGTATTTCTGGAAAAGTTTTCCTGTAGAAACGGCTCCTGTCTCGAGTTCCACCCCCGGATCCTTGGTCTTCCCCTCTCCGGTAGGGGCGGCGGCGGTTGCACACGCTCCTTCAGTCTCTTTCCCGGTGAAAATGAGGGCCGCGCCAACTTGCGTGATCTATAATCCGGAAGCCGCTGGCAGCCAGATAAGAAACTCCAGCGGCATCAGTGACTTTACAGGATCAGTCTGCGTCGCGGACGATGAGGCGTTCCACGTCTACGGGACAACACCCGCTGGAACGGCTGTGGGGCATCTGTGTAAATACCAGATAACCGCAGACGCGGAACTGTAGGAGGAAACCATGAAAGCAAAATATATGGCCTTTGCTCTCGGGCTTCTCCTTATCACAGTATTCAGCGCCATTGGCCAGGAGTCAGGGTATCAGTTGAACGGAGAACACGGGGTTATCCGTCTTTCCGATGGAGCCTCTGTCCCCCCCGCCGCTGGTAACCGGGACTGGAAAGAGTACCAGGAATGGTTGGGCGCCGGAGGAATTCCACGCCCGGCTCCGCCCGTCAGTTTAAGAAAACCAATATGGAATGGAGCCCAGTGGACCGAGGGGGAGGATCCAGCCGAATCAGCCGCCAGAATCAACCGAAACACCATCCGGGCACGACTCCGGGCGGACAGGGCAGACCCGGGGGCGCGGGGGGGGATGCCGGAGCTGGCCGCCAAGGTGGATGACATTATTGAAATCCTTCACGCAAGGGGATTGCTGGAAGACGAGGAGGTGGCGCCATGAAAAAAACAGACATTCTTCACGCGATCATATCCGTACTGGCAATCATGGCGGGTCTTTGGCTGACCAGCTGCGCCACGCTCACCCCTGCCCTGGATGAGGCAGCCAAGTGCGCGGCAGAAGGGAAGGAATGGCACAGGCCGGGGGTGTGTCTCGACAAGCCGGAACCGGGTCCGGAGCCTGGGGCCGGGGGGACTCCTCAACCCGAGCCCCATCCGGATCCGATCATTATCACCGATCCTGCGCCGGATCCTGATCCGGGAGAAGAGAGGGTATTCGGGCCGTACACCGAGCACCAGTTCTACACCTTCGATCATGTCAATACACCGGGGGGAAAAGTCAGCTTCTGGATCAGCGGGCTGGCGGCGAGCAGCTCCCCTCACGACACGGAAGGATTCATTTTTATGGCGATGGGGCGTGGTGCGCATGGCGGGGAAATGAATCTGCAGCTGATGATCCTGTACAACACAGAGAAAAGGCATGTGGAGGCCAGGCTGGTGGCGCAGCGCTTCGGCGATCCCGCCTGCCTGCGGGTTAATCAGAAGCATTGCGAGTCGGCGGACTATATCGACAGCACCCAGGAGCCGGAGCTGGATTTCAACCCGTTTCTGCGATACCTGGTGATTATAGAGTGGAACGCGAAATCAGCGAAAATGACCATTACCCCGGAGGGGGGCAGGGCATACACCTGGGCGGGACCGCATGATAAGGGAATTTCAACATGGGAGGGATTCGCAAGTTATGACTGGATTCGGGTGGGCAATGGTGTGTACACAAAAAAGCCGGGATACCAGAGGGCGATCACTATCATTAACCCAGAGTATGAGGCGATGTAATGAACGCCGAATTCGATCCCAACCAAACCGGCGACATAACCTTGCATTCCAGGGTGTTTATTGAATACCTGGAAAAGGCCGCCGAAAGAGGGGGAACCCGAGCGCTAGAAATTCACACTTCCAAGATGAAGTGTGGAGGGTGTTTTGTCACTCCGGACGCATTCCCCGGTGATCCGCATGAAAAACTAAGTGAGAGATTGCGAGAGCATGCCGAGGACCATCGGTGGATGCGGTTCTGGCGCAAGGTCAGTGACGCGACCGTGTTCCGGCTGGCATCCATGCTGGTGATCGGGGCGATCCTGGCGGCCTTCGGGGGGCTGGCCGTGGCATTCAAATTCGGAGGGATGAAATTGTGAACCACTTCCAGTTATCAGAATTCGCTTGTCCATGTTGTGGAGAGAACAAAATGGACCAGGGTTTTATAACCAAGCTGGACGAGGTGCGCTCGCTCTACTACCGGCGGCCACTTGTGGTCTCGTCCGGATATAGATGCCAAAACCACGAAAACGAAGTGGGCGGAACTGGAGCCAACCACCCGAGAGGAATCGCCGCCGATCTTGTGGCGCCGGGAAACCGCAAAATCAATGGCCAACAGTTGCTGGACCTGATCTTGGGACTGGCGGAGCAGGGAATAACGCGGATCGTCCTTTATCCGGACAAGCCGCATATCCATGTGGATATCAACCAGAATTTGCCGCAGGGCATTTTCATTAAATAGGAGGATACATCATGTCAGTTCAAGCCATCGCCATTGATGGCGCTTACAAGCTTCTGGTGTGGGGAGCAAAACAAGCGTTGACCAAGGAAGGGATCAAGACTTGCCTGGACCTGTTGGCAAAGCACGTCCATGGAACCGAAAACAAGGTGGACGATGAGATACTGCGCGTCTTCGGCCCTGTTGTGTCCAAGGTTCTGGTGAGTGCAAAGGAGGGTCTCACGGCAGGACAATACGAAGATCTGGTGTTTGGGGCTTTGCAGGAAGCCGCCGCCCAGACTCCGGCTACGTGGGATGATGTTCTCGTAAATGCCGCATACGCTGCCGCGAAGGCCGTAAGGTAATGAAACTCCGCATTCCGTTGATCGGTGGGCACAACCAGCCAGGGGTGCGCATAATCGACGACCAGCTTTGCGAGAACTGGATGCCGGAAACGGACGCTGGTGGAAAAGCATTTCTTTCCCCAGCGCCCGGCCTGGCATTGTTTTTACCGGCGGGACCAGGGCCTCACAGGTCAAATATGGTGGTATGGAAAGGAGACGCTTATTTCGTCTCCGGCTCAAAGTTCGTGAAACTGGACAAAAAGTTTGCGGCCACGGAGATCGGCAGTCTTTCGACAAGCCAGGGGAATGTGTGTATCGCCGCCGGGTTTGGATCGATAGCCATGGTGGATGGAGTCAGCGGCTATTATTACGACGGGACAACGTTCCTGGAGATCACAGACGAGGACCTGCCGAAGGCCGGATTTGTGGAGTGGCTGGATAAATATTTCATCTATACGCAGGTAGACACTGGCAACTTTTATATTTCAGCGCTGCAGGATCCGGCCAGTATTGGAGGGCTGGATTATGAAAACGCCGAGTCAAGGCCGGATAATCTGAAACGGGCAATAGAGCACGGTGGCGACCTGCTCCTGATCGGGGAGTTCTCTACCGAGCTGTGGCACAACACGGGCGATCCTGTCTTCCCGTGGCAGCCTTACATAGGCTCGGTTTACCCATGGGGCACATCCGCGCCATATTCGGTGGCCAAGCTGGGAGGGTGGCTGTATGTGCTGGCCCGCGTTGAGGATGGTGGCCATTCCATAATAAAAACCGCAGGGGCCCAGGCCCAGAAGATATCCACACCGGCGCTGGACAAGGAAATATCCAATCTGACTTTAGAGACGGCCTACGGCTGCGCCTATGAACATGAAGGTCGCGGATTCTACAAGATCGTTTTTCCCGATGATAAAAAGATATTCATATACGAGGATGGCGAGGACGCGTGGCACCAGCGGAAAATCAAGGATGACGCCATCATGCCCTATGGCCATGTCTATTTTTCCGGGAAGCATATTTTCGGGGATTACCTGAGCCACAAGCTTTATGAACTAAAGCATGGGGTGTATATGGACGATGGGGAGGAGATCACCAGAATCCGGCGTGTTCCCCGCATCGACGCCGAAGGGCGGATGATGGTGGTGGAAAGCATTGAGCTGCAAATGGAGCCTGGGGTGGGGCTTGTCACGGGACAAGGGGAGGATCCCAGGATATGGCTCCGGTATTCCTTCGATGGTGGATACAAGTGGAGCCATGAGCTTTATGGCACACCCGGGAAAATCGGCGATTACGAGAACCGGTGTGTCTTTCGAAAACTGGGGGCGGGGCCCATGTTGAGCCTGGAGTTCGGGGCCAGCGATCCGGTCAATTGGACCATGGTGGAAGCCTGGGCCAATGTGACTTTGGGGAGGTAGGAGATGGAAAGAGCGTTATCAGCGCCGCCCAGGGAGCCGATGATTGACATGCGAAACGGCGTTCCGGTGGGAATGGCCCCCAACTGGGAAAAATTCTTTGCCGTGCTGACGGCGGAGGTGCAAAAACAGCGGGTATGCGCGGCCACGGCTGCTCCAGGCTCCATTGCCGCGAACAGCGTCAAAGCCGTAGTGGTCGCATGCAAGGGGGCCAAAACCGGACATGTGGTGACGGTTAATCGCACGGCGACCCATGCCGGGATAGGGATAGCCAACGCGTTTGTTTCCGCTGCCGACCAGGTCACGGTGGAGTTTATAAACGTAACCGGAGGAGCCATTGATCCGGGAAACCAGAGTTTGATCATTCACTTGATATAAGGAGACGCGTATGTATTGGGAAGCAGCTATGTTGGCGGCTTCGATTATTAGCAGCCTGTATAGCGGAAGCCGGGCGGCGAGTCAAGCTGATGCTGCGCGCAAAGCCCAGCAGGAGCAGAACGCCATGAATGCCCAGATGTTCCAGCAGAAAATGGCGATGGAAAAAGCGAACATGGAAAACCAGTTCGCGTTGAGCGGGGCGCAACTGGCCGCGCAATATGGCGCCCCCGGTCAACCGGTTACCGTAAAATTTACCGACCCAGGCGGCGGGGGGAATCGGCCAGGCGGCACCTGTCCAGAAGGACATCATTACGTCCGGAAGGAGAAGGGGGACAAGTCTCCTGATGGTAGGACTCTTGTTGCAGGGGAAGAATATTGCATCCCAGATTGATCATACAATATAGAGATTAAAACAAGGAGGCTGAAATATGAGTGAATGGTCTAACGACGAGAACTCCTTCACCATATATGGCGGGTTCGGCTGGGCGCAGCTGGACACCCAGTCCGAAATGGCCGCAGAGGAGTATAAGCGGTACAAGCAATTCATGGAGCCGTACCTGCAATCGGGGCAAAAGTATCTGCAGGATTTCAATGACCTGCTCGAGGGAAGGGTTGATATCACCCAGACACCGGGATATCAGGCCGCTTTCCAGACAGGCATGAAAGCGTTGAATTCCCAGCTGTCCGCCAGGAAGCAGCTTATGGGCGGGGGCGCTCTGAAATCGGCCATTCAGTTCGGGCACGAGCTGGGTGGCATGCAATATGGGGAGGAATTCAACAGGCGGATGCAGGCGGCATACGCGGCTCCACCGGTGGCTTACGGTGGGCATCCGGGACTGTCTACCCTGAAAGAACTGAACGAGAAATATAAATACCTGAATCCTAAGCCTAAGCCTGGCGGCGGAGGTGGCGGCGGGGGAGGGGATGATGGTGGCGAACACAATCCAATTAGCGGAGACGGTGTTAACCCCGGTGACGACTGGTATTTGGGCGGAAACAAAAAGAAATGCCCGCCTGGAAAATGGTGGGATGTAAGTAAACGCAGGTGTGTTTCAGCGTAGGAGGATGATATGAATTTAGGCGCAGGTCTGGAACAAGTTCTGATAGACGCACCGCAGCTGATCCAGGCTTATTTGCAGGGACAGCAGCTTAACGAGCGGTTTGCCCAAGAAGACGAGATGAATACCATAATTGGCGATATGACCAAGATGGCCAAATATGGACAGGCTGGTGAATCCATGCTCGATGAATACGAGAATGAAGTGACTCCCTGGATGTCAAGGCCAGGGGGGGAAGGTGTCGTCCAGCAGATTAACGACAGATATCAGCAGAAGTGGGCCGCCCTGCACAGCCAGACGTTCCAGGGGGAGGATCCGCCCACCAATGCGAAACCCCCTCCGGCGCATTTTATCGACGGGCCCCACGAGATACCGGCCATGAGGAAATATTTCGAGGGGCTGGGCGCTGGATTGGACAAGACAAGCCTGGCGATACTGAAACGTGATCCAAAGGCGTTGGCGCAGTATCTGACCGCAAAGAAACAGGAAGACGCCGCGCGAGAAGCCCGCGCGGGTTTGGGCCGCCAGGTGGGTGACGCGCTAAGAGGTGGAGATAAAGTGGGCCTGGCCCAGCTGGCCGTAACTTCCGGGGATCCTACCGTGACCAAGGCCATGGACTTGCTGAAGGAACAGGCTGGGGAATATGGGGGTAGCCAGAAAGGGGTGAACCCCAAGACCGGAAAAACCGAGTATTTCGTGACGGACAAGAATGGCCATATCAAATTCCTGGGCGTCAATCCGCCGGAAGATGATAGCGCCGCGAAGGACCGAAAAAAGGATATCCAATATACCCAGGACCGGCTGGACAAGCTGCATGCCGATCGGTCGAAGCTGGTCGCCAACTCTTTGGGGGGTGGCCCTGATTTTCAAAACGCCATGGACGATATCAACAAGAGAATAGCCGAGGCGGAAGCGGAACTGGAGGGGCTGAAGAATCCTCAAGGGGTGAGCAAACGAAACAAGGTGAAACCTGGAACCACCCACAGCAAGCCTGCCAACACCGCAGGTGTGAAACGGGGGGCCAGCAAATACTCCCACCTTTGGTAAAATCCTATGGCTAAGCGTTGGAATGAAGTTTTAACAAGCCCGGAATATCAGGTTTTGACTGATATTGAGAAAGCGCTGGCTCAGGACGCTTACTTCAATGAAGTGGTGGCGCCGCAAATCCCGCGCCAGGAGCAATCCCGCGCGAAATATCATTTCCTTACGGAATTCCCACCGCCCGTACCGATAGACCAGGCTTATAGTGGCGCTATTAATGAGCCCAGCGCTTCATATACGGATACTCTAAAAGCCATGCCGGGCCTGATCATGACAGGCGCGGGGCAGACGGTGGGAGGGGTAGAGAGAATGGCGGGGGAGACATCTCTTTCGGAGATTGAAAGGGCCATCGATCCTCTGGCTGGACCTAGGCAAAAACTCCGTGAAGCGATATTGGGGCCACAGGATAGTATGAATGCCCCGATATCACCTACCCTGGCTGAAGAAGGACGGGCTCTGCAAACAGGGGCCAATATCCACGCCCAGGAGATTACCCCACAAGGACAAAATGTGATCCAGGACGCCATGACTTCCATGGCTCAATCCGCTCCCATGTACGCTGGCTCCATTTTAGCAGGAGCCGCCACAAAAAACCCGGCGGTCGCCATTGGATTGATGGGGAGTGGAGTAGGCGCACAGTCCTATGGAGAGGCCAGGGATGCAGGAAAAAGCAGGGACGAGTCTTTACGCTATGGATCCATACAGGGATTGATTGAGGCTGGTGGCGAGATTTTGCCAGTAAAGGCTGTATTGAAGCCAGGCGCTCCGCTATTCAAGCGATTAGTGCAGGCTATCATGACGGAGGGAGGCTCGGAAGGGGTCACGGAAGTGGCGCAAGGACTGCACAGCTTTATCGAGGGAATGGACGATTCTGCCACTGTTGGTGATTTCCTGAGGAAATTGCCAAGGAATGTGACCGTGGCCATGTTGGCCGGGGGAGCTATGGGCGCTGGTGGAGCCGTGATTGCTCATCCTTTTGTCCGGGCGGATGGGGAAACGAACACGGCACAGCCAGAATCGTCATCTAGGCAGAATGACGTAGTTGCGAAGCTGGACGCGGCCATGGCCAGGGAGGAGGCCCGGACCAGACAGGGGGCGCAGCCGCAAAAAGAGGTCGGCGGATTCACCGACACCCTTTCCAACGTGAAGATCGCCGACCTGGAGCAGCAGGAAGCGAAAAAGGCCGAACCTGCCAATTTGGTCAAATCGCCTGAATTGGAGCGAAGGCATGATCCTCTCCGGGTGAAGCCGATCGACGAAATGAACCTGCAAGAGGCGCGGGAGGCGCTGCGAACCAGCGAGCTGACCGGACTGTTGTCCAAACGCGCTTACCTGGAGGATATGGGGATATCCCGGCTGGAGGGGGAGGAAGTGAACAAGGAACCGGGTGGCGTCGTGGTGGCGGTGGACGCGGATTCCATGAAATACCTGAACGATAACTTTGGACATTCGTTCGGTGACCAGTATTTGCGCATGATCGGCAGCGCCATGCGCGAGGGAAAAGGGAATGGCCGGGCCTACCATCTTAGTGGTGACGAGTTCGCCATGCGGTTTGACACGGAAGCTGACGCGAATGCCGCGATTGAATCTGTACAAAACAATATTAGAGGGCGTATATTAGAGGCGTCTCATGAGAATGGGCAGACAGTGAGGCTGGAAGGGGTCACACTGTCGGTCGCAACAGGAAAGAGCCATGGAGAAGCTGATGCAAGACTTAACGAAATCAAACAGCGCCGAACCGCCTCCGGAGAAAGGGCCGGGCGCGGAGAAAAGCCAGCCTGGGCCAGTGTACGTCAGAATGAAAGTGGGCGGACAGGACATGATCGACCAGCTGGAGGAACTGCGCAAAAAGGCGGAGGCCGAGGGCAACCCGATAGTGTCCCTCCGGTGGGTGAAGAAGGAGGAGTAGCCCGACAACAAGAGGGGTCCCCAAAACCCCTCCCCCCTTTTACAGAAGGGGTCCCCAAAACCCCTCCCCCCCCTGCTGTCTCAAATCCTGAGACACCGGCCCCTGCGGCTCCAGTTCCCACTCCTTCACCAAAAGCGAAACCAGCCCCCAGGCTGAACCGGTCCGCCCTTATGAAGGTGGAATCTCGCAAGTATGGCTCGGAGGCCACTGCCCGAAAAGCCGCCAAGGACATGATGTTCAATTATGGGTACACCGCCCAGGACATCCACGTGGGACAAACGAAAGCCGGAAAATGGTATGTGTACCCCACCGAAAAAGCGGTGAAAGAAGCGCCCCCTGACTGGAAGTTGCTGGACAATACCTACAATTCTGTATCTCTGGCCCATAACGCGGCCAAGCGCGGAATGGGGCTGGAGAAAGGGGACTACCAGATCACCGGCAACGCGAAAGAAAAGAATATCCGGATCGAGCTGACCGAGCAGGGGAGGCGGAAGCGAGGGATGAAAGCGCAAGAGGCCAAACTAGATCAGTCCAGCAAATGGCTATTGGAGAAGGGATTGCAGGCTGACCCGGAAATTGATGCGTCTGAAACGATATCGTTGGCCGAGCGAATGGCGAAAATAGAAGGACGCGATAAAATTGAGGCTCAGGATATGGCCTCAGCCATCGGACTTAGAGGAAATTACAATAAATATGTAGCCGCTAAAGCGAAAGATTACGTAGACAACCACGGGAACAAGGCTTTGTCCATATTGGAGCGGGATGTAAAAAACGCTGGCTATACACCAAAACCAGGAAGACTTGCCGAGGAAAGTTGGCTGGATGAAGTTTTTGGTATTGAACGCAATTACACTCAGGATGTAAGAAATGAGATTAGCAAGCTTTTAAAGGGGGAAATTAAATTATCCTCAGAAGACTCGGTGCCAGAGAACGAACCGGAGACATCCTCACCGGCCCCGTTACCCGCAACGCCAAAGAAGCATGAAGACGTGGGGGAGAAGATCGGCGGGGCAAGGAAGGATATATGGGCTGGGCGTGGATTGCAGTTGTCCGACCTGGAGGGGAATCCATACCCCACTGGAGCGGAACGGACGGCGATAAACGAGGCGTTCGACAGGTTCTTCCAGGAGCTGAAGCACAAGACAGACGAGAGCACAGGGGCCACCATGCTCTACTCCCTGGAGGATTCGCCGGGACAGGGGATCACCCGGGGGCAGGCGGAGGAGGCGGTGGACCGGTTCCTGGGGGAATACAGTGGCGCGGATTCCATAGACATCAGGATCGTGGAGACGCCGGACGAGGTTCCGGGGGGAGCGCCATGGAACGCCGGAGGATTGGTGAACCCGGAGACGGGGGAGGTCTATCTGGTCCGATCCAACCTGGAGGATGTGAATCACGCCATGGACACGCTGGTTCATGAAGTGATAGGCCATTACGGGATCCGTTCCATGCTGGGGGAGAAACGGTTCAAGGCGCTGATCACCAACGCCCAGGCGTTCAGCCGGGAAGAGCTGAAAGCGGTGGCGCGGACCTATGGGCTGGACCTGAAAAACGAGGCGGAACGGGCCATCGCCGTGGAGGAGCTGATCGCGCACATGGCGGAGGTGAACCCCAGGGCGAAGCTGATAGACAAGGCTGTGGCCGCCGTGCGGGAATTCCTGCGCAGGCTGGGGATGGATCTGCACTACACACGGGAGGATATCGTGGCGATGCTGGCCAGCGCCCGCCAGAAGATGAAGGAGGGGAAGGCTGGGAGAACGGAGGAAGGCCCATTCGGTCCGATCTTTAAACAGTTTAAAGGTAAACCCAAAGAAGCCATTGAGCACTTGATGAAGGTGAAGGATGGTGAAGCGCCAGGGGCTCTTCAACACCCGGATGTGGGCTCCATTGATCTTGTTTGGGGGGAGGAAGGGACAGCCACCAAAAAATATAAAGATGGTTATGGTTTATCAAAAATTGTAAAGAAGCATCCGGAAGTTATTCAAGACTTACCGAATATTGTCTCTAATGCGGAAGTCATGGAGAAAAAGTTTAACCATATAGTTCTACAAACTGAAGATCATAAAGCTGTAATAAAGCTCGATTGGTTTGGTGAAAAGAAGGTATGGTTGTTGACCGCATTTGAAAAAGAGGCCTTGTCTTCCCCCGGCAGGACGATTGACGTTGCCGATGATTCACTGACCGAGACGACTCCCACGGTCGAAGGCAAGGCTGACAATAATATAACTCCAGATGCGGATTCAGTCAATCAGACCGAGACGCCGGAGTTCAAGAAATGGTTCGGGGATTCGTGGGCTACTGAACCGGCAACAGAAAATGGAAAGAAGGTGTTGAAGTCATTTAATAATGGAGGTATACCCAGGATTTTGTATCATGGAACAAGGGGAGACTTTGACATATACAACCCGAAGAAAAAGGGGTCTTCTACCGGGGCGCCCGATGCAAAACTTGGTTTTTTCTTCACATCAGACCGAGACTTCGCTGCTTCTTTTGCTGGGGAATATTATATTTCAAAAGACTACGAAGGGAAAAAAATTGAAGAAGGACCCGTTCCACCGCATTATTTGAGCGGTGGAAACGTAATGCCTGCATACCTCAAGATCAGAAATCCCGAATTCTATTTCGGTGGCGCATATAAATCTCAAGAATTAAAATCAATTATTGAAGAAGCCAAGCGTGACAAGAAAGATGGGGTTATTCTTTTTGGCTACAAAGATATAACCGGGGGGACTTTTACACGCAATAAGACGCAAGATATGTATATCGTCTTTTCCCCCACCCAGATAAAATCCGCTACCGGTAACCGGGGGACGTTCGACCCGAAGAACCCGGATATCCGCTACAAGATAAAGGGCGCCACAGACCAGTTTGTAACCGACCCGACGAAGGAGGGCTGGAACCTTTCCGCCCTGGAGATCGCCGGGGGCGTCCTGGAGAGCATGAAGCCTATCCGCCGGTGGGAGGTGAATTATATCGACGTGAACGGAGAAGAGGCCCGGATGGTGGTGGACACGCAAGCCCAAGCCAAACGGGAAGCCGCCCGGCTGAAAAAGGACGGGGCGAACGAGATAGTGACCGCACAGATAGAAACCAGCTCCTGGTTGCGAAAGATCGCCGCCTCGCCGGAATATATGGTGGAAAAGCCGATGCGCGAAGCTGTCAGGGTTTCCTCCGAACGGACCGACCGGGCCGCCGAGATATTCAACGAGAACAACACCATCGACGGGGAGCGGGTCCACCAACACCTGGCGGACCTGAAAAATGGGAGTCCGGACGATTACGACACCCTGACCGGGCTGCTGAACTGGGCGGACAGGATGAAGTGGGGGAACAAGAGCGCCGCCGACCGGATGAAAACCACCGAGCGACTGGCGCGGGAAGTGGGCCTGGGGGATGATGTGATATCCATGTGGAAGAAAGTGCGCCAGGGGTATGACAAGGACCTGGACATGCTGATCAAGGAACTGACCGACCTGAAAACCCAGTCGGAGAACGCCGGGATCCCCGCCGAAGTGCTGACCGGCAGGGGACGCAACGACGCGGGGGAGGAGATAGAGATATCCCTGTCGGACGCGATCCGGGCGCTGGGAGAAGAGCGAGGGTCCTACGTGCCGCGCCTGCGGGAGGGGGATTACTACCTGCGGGGCACCGACCGGAAGGGGAGATACTGGAGGTGGCATGGAAGCAAAAGGGAGATGACGCTTGCAAAAAAGGACTTAACGCAGAGGGGATGGAAATTGGGCGAGGTGACGCAGGTGGAGAAGCTGCCGGAAGCCATTTATCAGGACACGAAGACCGCCAGCCTGGCCAAGGCGATCAGCCAGGCGGCGAAGACCGCCAAGATGCGGGGACAACTGCCGGAGGCGGAACTTCAGGCGGTGAAAAACGCCGTGACTGAGGCCATGGGCGACCTGATCAAGGCCCGTGGATACCTGCGTCACACGATCAGGCGGGGGGAGGGGGGCGTGGTACTGGGCTACGAAATGGACCCGCTTGACGCTTATCTGAGATACAAGGGGAACGTGGCGGCGGGTCTGGCCAAGACGGAAGCCAGCCGGGAATTCTACGACATTCTGAAAAAGATCGACTCCACGAAGGAGCCGGAGACTTACACCATGGTTTCCGAATATATCCGGGAGCAGTTGCGCAACCAGGAGACGGCGGACAGGCTGGTCTCCTTCGGCAAGATGATGGCTGTGTGGAAATACCTGTGGCTGAACCCGAAATCGGCGGCGGTGAACATGACGGCGCTGGTGACCACGGCGCCACCGGCGATCCATGAATACGCCGGAGGAGGAAAAGGGAGCGTGGCGGCGATAAACGGGACCATAGCCAAGGCGGTGCTGGACTATGGCCGGTCGAGGAAATCCATGGCCCACCTGACCAAGGGGGAGCAAGCCATGCTGGAAGAGATGACCAGGAAGAACTGGGACGACCCGCAGCTGGCCAGGGAAGCCCGCGCGGAGCTTTCCGGCAGGATGGGGAAGGCGTGGACCAAGGCCATGGACATGGGGATGTGGCCATTCGCGTTCACTGAGCGGATCAACCGGGGGGCCACCATGCTGGCGGCCTATCGGGTGGCGAAAAGGGCGTTTCCTGAAGCGAGCCACGAGGCGCTGGTGAAGCGGGCCAAGCATGCCACGGACAGGGCGCACGGGGTGTATGGCAAGGCCACCCAGCCGCTGTGGGCGCAGGGGACCGGGGGACTGAAGCGCGGGTTCCAGGCGGCGCTGACTTTCACGAAATTCGGCCACAACTACCTGCAGATGCTTCACGAGCTGGGATTCGAGAAAAAGAACGCGAGGGCGTTCATGTATGCCCTGCTTTCCCCCGGTGTTCTGGCCGGGGCCAAGGCCACCCCGCTGGTGACCGCCGGGCTGCTGGCGGCGGACCTGATCGCCAAGGCGCTGGGGGATGACCGGGACCAGGAGAAGAGGTTCTTTGACTGGGCCGGAGCCGCGCTGGGGGAAGAGGGGGAGAAGAACGTCCGGTATGGCCTGGCCGGGGCCGGGCTGGGGATCAACATATCAGGATCGCTGGAACCGAACTTCGGGTTCCTGTCGCCATCCAGGCCAACCGAGGTTCTGGGGGCCGTGGGGGGAGTGGTGAACGATTTCAGCTATGGATGGGACCGAATGGCCGCCGGGGACTATTTGGGCGCTGCGGTGAAGCTGGCGCCCGCCGGGCCGGGATCGCTGGTGAAAGCTCTGCGGGAGCGGGACGGCGTGAAAAGCGGAAAGGGGCGACCGGTATATGACGATCGGGGGCGACCCCTGACGCTGGCCACGGAGGACCTGCTGCGGCTGGCGGCGGGATTCCAGCCGACTGAGCGCAGCTATTACACCGAACGGAACTGGGAGGGGCGAAGGGAGTCCGGGAACTTCGCGAGCAGAAAGAGCGGGCTATATGAGCGGCTGAGGTTCGCCTACACCTCCGGGAATCGGGGCCGGATCGATGAACTGATGGAAGAGGTGCGGGACTACAACGAGCGGGCAAGGGC